GCGCATTGACCTATGAAATTGTTATAATTGCCAGTAGTATTATTATACCCAGCACATAGACCAGCAAAAAAGTTATGGGATCCAGTGGTGTTGCTGCGACCAGAGTATCGACCTATAAAAGTATTATTAGATCCAGTGGTGTTGCTGCGACCAGCGTAACTACCAAAGAAATTATTATCCGTCCCAATAGTATTGCATAGACCAGCATATTGACCAATAAAATTATTGCGAGAACCCGAGGTATTATATCGCCCAGATCCATAGCCTAAAAAGTTATTATGAAATCCAAAGGTGTTAGATTGACCAGCGTAAGTGCCAATAAAGTTATTGAAAGATCCAGAGATGTTAGAAAAACCTACACGCTGCCCGATAAAGTTGTTATTAGTCCCAGTGGTGTTAGATTGACCAGCGTAATCGCCAATAAAATTGTTATAACGTCCAGTGGTGTTAGAAGAACCTACACGCCGACCGAAGAAATTGTTGTGACGCCCATTGGTATTGCAACGACCAGCAGAAAAACCGAAAAAGTTATTGTAATTTCCTTCAAGATTACTTTCACCCGCCCAACGACCAAAAAAGTTGTTATAACATCCATTGGTATTGCAACGACCAGCAGAAAAACCTAAAAAGTTATTATCAGACCCACAACTGCTAAATCCAGCACACTGTCCAGCAAAAAAATTATGGAATGCATTACTGCATTCACCAGCAGATCGACCAAAAAAATTATTGTAAGAACCTGTAGTGTTGATGCGACCAGCATTTCGACCAAAAAAATTATTGTGTGTGCCAGTGGTGTTACAGAAACCAGCAGATGCACCTATAAAATTATTGTAATTGCCAGTTGTATTGTAGCGACCAGCATTCCCGCCAAAAAATAAATTATTAGATCCAGTATTACAACGACCCGCAGAATTTCCAATAAAGGTATTGTTAGATCCACTAATGTTACCGAAGCCAGCCATACGACCGATAAAAGCATTACCAGTCCCAGTGGTATTATTAAAGCCAGCACATCGACCCGCAAAAGTATTATATTGTCCAATGGTATTGCAACGACCAGCATAACGACCTATAAAAGTATTGTCTGTTCCAGTGGTGTTGCACACCCCAGCATTCTGCCCAGCAAAAAAATTACACCCCAGCAGGTTGTAATTTTTGATGTTCTGTATATCGCAATTACTTGTGATAACTGTATTTGAGCCTACATTAAATGTCATTTTAGTATCCTAGATCTTAGTTCTTCGACTTCTCGGTGCAGTTCTTTTATCGCTGCAATCAATACGGGAACTAAACGATCATATTGAACAGTCTTGTACTCTTTGTCTATTGCACTTGCCAAAATCACTTCGGGATAAACGTTCTCAACAGATTGAGCAGACACGCCGATATAAACCCTATCGGAATAGTCGTTCAAGAGTGATTTTGCCAAATCGTTGGTTGTATAGTAAAAAGTCTCAATTTGCTTTATATTATTTAGAGCATTGTCAATTTGTTTGATGACAGTTTTCAATCTTTCATCTGAAAACGCTGCGCTGATAGATCCAGTTGCTACGATGTTGCCGACAACGTGTAGTTTTTCTGATGGCGCTGCAGTTCCAATCCCGACATTGTCTGTCACCAATAGTCCACCAGAACTAATGTTTAACTGACCAGTCATCGTATCGCCAGCCTTGAGAACACGATTGTTAGCGGCTGCAAACGAGTCTGTTGCTATTTTAAATAGACCGTTAGCCACGTTTGCAGAAGCGGCGGCTGACGTATTACCAGAAGCGGCATAGGTATCGTCTATACTGACTCCAGATCCAGATGCCGAGGTAAATGATATATTAGAATTAGTTCCATCTTGAGTCACAGAAACCGAGACAGTCGATGTATTATTGAACACCAATGTATTTGAGGATATGGTCGCGCCATTATTTGCCGCAACTCTGACTGCAGCATTATTGGCTGCATTGAATGCGGAGTTTGCTTGAGCATATGCAGCATTCGCTTGGCCATACGCATTCTGTGCTGTCGTGGTTGCTGTATTAGCCTGATTGTAAGCAGCGGTGATTCCAGAGCCAGCAGTGTTCACCGTAAATGTGACGTTACCATTACCAGCGGTTCCAGCGCCAACAGATACGTTTACTGTTGGACTGGTGTTAAAGTTGATCGATACCGCATTGAGAGTTGACGCCGTGTCTGCAGAAATTCTAACCGTGTTTGCAGCAGAATTTGCTTGATTGAATGCAGCCGCAACTCCAGTAGAAGTTGTGTTAACTGTAAATTCTAGATTTGACTGAACAGTACCATTAGCAGTTACGCTAACGTTTACTGTAGAAGTATTGTTGAAGTTTAAATTGCTTCTGGTCAGAATCAGGCCACCGTTAGCAAAGACTGCAACGGTGTTTGATGCGTTATTTGCCTGATTGAATGCGGCTACAATACTGGTAGAAGTCGTATTGACTGTAAACGCCACGTTTGATTGAGTGGTGCCATTAGCAGTTACGCTAACGTTTACTGTTGCGGTGTTGTTAAAGTTGATGTTGCTTCTGGTTAGAATCAGACCGCCGTTGGCAAACACTGCAACCGTGTTTGCAGCATTGTTTGCTCCGCCAAATGCGCTCTGCGCGGTGGACGTTGCGGTAGTAATACCCGCACCAGACGTATTCACATCGAACGCGACGTTACCATTACCAGCAGTTCCAGCACCAACAGATACGTTTACTGTTGCGGTATTGCTGAAATTGATTGATACAGCATTTAATGTTGAACCAGTATTTGCTGATATTCTTACGGTGTTTGCTGCACTGTTCGCCTGAGTGAACGCTGCTACAACACCAGTAGAAGTTGTGTTGACTGTGAATTCTAAGTTGGACTGGCTGCTTCCATTAGCAGTTGCAGTTACGTTTACTGTCGCCGTGTTGTTAAAGTTGATGTTGCTTCTGGTTAGAATCAAATTACCATTAGCAAAAACAGCAACGGTGTTTGCCGCATTATTTGCTTGATTGAACGCACCGCTGACATCTGCAGTAGATGTTACGTTAACGGTGAATGATATGTTTGACTGGGTAGTGCCGTTCGCAGTTACGCTAACGTTTACAGTCGAGGTGTTGTTGAAGTTTAAATTGCTTCTGGTCAGAATTAGCCCACCATTAGCAAAAACGGCAACGGTGTTTGCTGCAGTGTTCGCTTGATCAAACGCAGAGTTTGCTTGGTCTCTTGCAGTATTTGCTTGATCTCTTGCAGTGTTTGCTTGAGCAAAAGCACTTTGTGCCACACTGGTAGCGGTGTTTGCTTGATTGTATGCCGCACTGATTCCAGTAGAAGTTGTGTTTACTGTGAAATCAACGTTTGATTGCGAAGACCCATTAGCAGAAACGCTGACATTAACTGTCGCGCTATTATTAAAATTTAGATTGCTTCTGGTTAAAATCAAATTACCATTGGCAAAAACGGCAACTGTATTAGCGGAATTATTAGCAGTTGAAAATGCGGAGTTTGCTTGATCTCTTGCAGTGTTTGCTTGAGTAAATGCACTCTGCGCAATAGATGTTCCAGTATTTGCTTGACCATATGCAGCATTTGCTTGACCGTAAGCATTCTGCGCCGTCGTGGTTGCTGTATTCGCTTGTGTATAAGCCAGATTTGCTTGAGCAAACGCTGAGTTTGCTTGATCTCTTGCAGTATTTGCTTGAGTAAATGCACTCTGCGCAATAGATGTTCCAGTATTTGCTTGGGTGTAGGCCGAGTTTGCTTGGGCAAACGCATTCTGAGCCACGTTAGTAGCGGTGTTTGCTTGGGTGTAGGCCAAGTTTGCTTGGGCAAATGCTGAGTTTGCTTGAGAAAATGCACTCTGCGCAATAGATGTTCCAGTATTTGCCTGATCATAAGCCAAATTTGCTTGACCATATGCAGCATTGGCTTGAGAGTACGCATTCTGTGCGGTCAATTGCGCAGTAGTAATTCCAGATCCCGTGGTGTTCACGGAGAAACTTAGATTAGCATTACCACTGGTTCCCGAAGACAGTGAGACATTTACTGTCGCGGTATTGTTGAAGTTCAGCGATACTGAGTTGATTGTTGATACATCATTTGCAGAAACGAGAACTGTATTTGCTGCATTATTTGCGGCGACATAAGCGGCGTTGGCTTGAGAGTAAGCATTATTTGCTTGATTGTATGCAGTGTTTGCTTGGTCTCTTGCGGTGTTTGCTTGTGCAAATGCACTCTGTGCAACTGTTGATGCGCTATTGGCAAGTGTTAATGCGGAGTTTGCTTGATCAAACGCAGCGTTGGCTTGGTTGTATGCTGCGGTGCTATTATTAGCCGTGGTTGTATCTGTTTTGATAACCAAGTCAACATTAGCAGTGCCGCCATTGAACCAATAATCTAGAACTGAATTGTTTGCCCCTAAAATACCAACGGTCAATCCGATAAATCTTTGTTCTGCTGGAATAGACGTTAGTGCCAAATTCACATTGGCATAAGGACCAAACCTATTATCACTAGGTTTCGGTGCTTTGATGTCTAAATTGTCGTTAAGTAGAATAGGCATTAACTGTTTCTAAACTCTATTGATCCGCTGGTTGTCGTCGCAAATCCGCTTATGTAAATCTTGTATGGAACTCCGTTCCAATATGCATTAGGCGAGTTTGTGTTGTTTGTAACTGGTGCAAGAATAAACTGTCCCGCGCCAATATCACCATTATTTAATGCTGTGTTATACCACTTGGTTTTTGTGGCGTTCGCGGCTGGATGTGCCATCCATACAAATTGTGCAGAGGCATTGAAAGTGACAGACACGGTTCCACTTGAATCAGCCAATACTTTGTTAGTTGATCCCGCCTGAATCGCAGCAGAGATGCCCGATGCATTTGGTTGTGTTCCAGACACGCCCCAGAAATAAGGATATATTCCAGTGACACTAGTGGTTGATGCTGCTTGAAATGCGCTGCACGCAGACTGAGGAGCGTCCACGCTTCTTACCGCAGATGGTCTTGAATCCAAAACGCCTTTATTGTTTAGTTTAGCCAATCCAGCATTATATGCCGAAATAGCGGACCAAGTAGTTGTACCAGAAGCGACGACGTTTGAATCAACGTGGCTGTGTGTATACGAAAAGTTTGGATTATTTGGATCCGCATAGCCAAACTGAGACCCGATGTTGCTGGTTGGCACCGCCGTCAGAGAACTACTGGTGCTAATATTAGAACCCTGTCGTCGAATGGCAATCGACGTAAATGGTCCCACATCGTTTTCAACGCCCGTGACCGAAATGGACTGAGAAATGGTTTCACCAATTTCTCGAATACCCGACACTGTTCCAGAAAAACTTAGTGTAGGAATTACATAAGTTGGATTTATATCTGGGAATAGAATAGCATCCAGAACTTCCGTGATTTGTTTTGTCTTCCAGTATGCTGCTGATTGTGGAGTTGCGCCACCGACAGTAATACTGACAACACCGTCATCAACATTACTGCTGTAAACTTTGGCAGTATTTGCAATCTGGTCTGTGTATTGTTTTGTGCTTGCGTGATTGTTTAATGAAGGCGATGAGATAACTTCAATCTGATTTAATTGAACTCTACCGTTTGTATCTCGTGCAACTAATGAATTAGCGACGTTTAAAGATGTTCTATTTTCTATGATTTCGACAAAACTTGAGCCGCCAATATTGATGACAACGTTTGAAGTGTTGCCGATAAAAAGAGTGTCGCTGACAAATGAATAGGCTAACTCACCCTCTTCGAGAGTGATCGGCGCTGCGTTCGAAGTAGAACGTTTGATCTGAAGGGCCATTAAAACTCTCCGCCATCTACCTTCGACGCCGTCTTGACAATATATGTATTCGTATTCGAGTCATACACTAAAGTATCACCAGTCTGCTGCACCGAAGAATTAACATCGGGTAACTGACCCAATGATACGGTGTCTAAAACTCTTGCGATTTTACTGAATGAAACTCGACCTATAGATGTATTAGATCCAATTATCGTTTTTCGATTTTGTTTTAGACTAACTTTTATCTTCATTTTGTGACTTGTGGTGTGACTGTTATGATTCCCTCCACAATACGAGTCACGACATTCGCAGCATCTTTCATTTTAATATCGTAGACATAACGACCCGCTTTTATATTTGCTGTAGTTGCGGCGTTCATGGTCACCATGACATTTCCATTTGCAGCATCGGTGATGGAGATCGTTAAATTTGCAGTCGGTCTTGTTGAATAATACGACTTACGAATCTGTCCCGTGAAGACATAGTTCGTGAGGTTGATAGACATGCCATCATCACCAACTAAGTCTAATTGGGATTCGTAATTTGCGCCTTGATCGATTACTAATTCTGCGTATGGCATTGATTTCTCTAATTATGGTTTCCGCAATTATTAGTTCAAACCGTCTACCGTAGTGGTAAAACTGAAAGATCTTACTAATAAGGTGTTAAAAGATTCGTCTTTGATTGTAAGGGTTCCCTCGGCACCAGCGGTTGCTGGATCTGGGGTCCAAGCAGATCCATTCCAATCTGCTCTGGCAAGAACCACCCACGATCTGGTTGTCGAAAGGATCAAATCAGTCCCAGTAGCAGAACTACTGTTGTGTAAAGACCCAGAAGAAATATTTACTTGAGCGTAATATTGACTGTTCGATCCAGATTGCAGCCAAGTCCAAGAAGCGGCAGTAAAATTTCCAGTTTGTGAATTACCTTTGACGATAGTTGCTGTACCATCTGACTTTAAGTTGTAATATATAGCAACTTCAGCGTAGTTCTGAGAATTTTGCCAAAAAGCGGGAAAAGTGTGAGATGCTGTATATGATATGTTTCCATTCGTTGAATAATCTGCAACAGCGGATCCATCAATACCTTTGTATGCTGGAAATTGAATTCCCCAGCGGCATTGGGCAAATGAGATGGATCCGCTACTTCGACTAGCAAGATTTCTCACATACCCATCATTTAAATTGTTTCTACTCGAACCAATATGATTGTTGATATCACTCATACTGGTTGACGCTGGTGTCGGCATCTATCAACTCCAAGGAAATTCGGTCACTTCTTCATGTGGACTATTTTTGTCCCTGATTTGTTTCTCAATCTGTTCTTTGACATGCCGCCAATAGTGATCCACGACAATCGACTTGACCCAGCCTAATACAGTCTCTTCAGTAAGAGTCTCATAAGAAACAAACTGCGATTGATCTATCTTTGATGGATTGAATGGTGTTGCGCCAAAGAAAACGCCAGTCGTTCCATTTTCATCCGTGCCAGTGCAAGTCCATCTAACACCGATAACTACATCTGACTTATCATCAGTAGTCACCTTTTTCATTTGAATCACTTCCCAAGCGTAACTGACTGCCATAATCAACCTCTCTTTGTTAGTAAAGTTTTCAATTCTTCAATTTGAGTCTGTTGCTCTTTAATTGCTTCAATCAACAATGGTATAAGTTTATCGTAATGGACGGTCTTGTAATTCTCACCAGACTTCGAGTACTCAACGCCATCGTCATCTACTGCGATGTCGAATGGAGCGCGTGTAACGACATGAGGTAGAACTGCTTCCACTTCTTGAGCCGAAACACCAACCTTTTCTTCGGTGCTGTTGTATCCAAACTTCTTAGCAACATCATTCTCGACATAGTAGTAACCATTTAGGCACATCAATTTTTCTAATGCCTTATCAATTCTGCCCCTAACAGTCTTCAATCTAATGTCTGAGTAATAGGCTGTGATGTTGTTTGTTGCTCGAATTTCGCCAGTTGTACCCGATGCTCCAGTACCTACTCCGAGTGAGTTAATGTAGACTGTGTTTAGAACGGTTTGTCCCGCAGCACTATTACCATCAACATAGAATGATGTGTCATTGCTATCGTAGAATATTGGAGCGCGGAAAGTTCCACTGGTAATGTAATCTCCAGTACCGCTGCCCTTATTCGTTAGATTCGGGAACGATACAGAAGACAACACTGTAGAAAGCGAAGATCCACCGACACTGCCCGCATTACCATCAATACTGATTGGCCACGTTGAACCGAAACTGGTGCCATCGACCTGAACGCCGAGTCTCGCCGTGCTGCCGTGCGCTGGACAATCCATCCAACCAATACGAATTGTATTGCCGCAGAATCCTTGTTCTATAGGCGTATATCCTAGAGAACCCGCTGGACCAGTTGGACCCGTTGGGCCAGGAGGACCGCTGCCGCCGCTGCCACCAGTTGGACCCGTTGGTCCCTGCAAGCCGATGGTGCCAGGAGGACCGACGGGACCAGTTGGACCCGTTGGACCAAAGGGACCAGTGCCGCCGCTGCCACCAGTTGGACCCGTTGGTCCCTGCAAGCCGATGGTGCCAGGAGGACCGACGGGACCAGTTGGACCCGCTGGACCAGTTGGGCCTGTGCCGCCGCTGCCACCACTTGGACCCGTTGGTCCCTGCAAGCCGATGGTGCCAGAAGGACCGACGGGACCAGTTGGACCCGCTGGACCAGTTGGGCCTGTGCCGCCGCTGCCACCACTTGGACCCGTTGAACCCGTTGGTCCTTGCAATCCGATGGTGCCAGGGGGGCCAGGGGGGCCAGCGGGGCCAGTGCCGCTAGGGCCTGTAGGGCCTTGTAGACCGATGTTACCAGTTGGTCCAGGGGGGCCATTGGGGCCAGAGGGACCAGTGCCGCCAGGGCCTGTGGGGCCTGTTGATCCAGTTGGACCCTGTATGCCGATGGGGCCTATTGGACCAGTTGGACCAGTGCCACCAGGGCCTGTGGGGCCAGTTGATCCAGTTGGACCCTGTATGCCGATGGGGCCTATTGGACCAGTTGGACCTGTGCCGCTAGGGCCTGTGGGGCCTGTTGCGCCTGTTGGGCCAGGGGAGCCAGCGCCAGTTGCACCCTGAGCGCCAACTAGACCTTGAGTGCCAGTCGCGCCCTGTGTGCCAATCGTGCCAGGTGAGCCGCTCGGTCCAGTCGTTCCAACACCAATCGGACCCTGTGTGCCAGTCGCGCCCTGTGTGCCAGTTGCGCCCTGTGTGCCAGGTGTTCCCGTTGGACCCGTGCCACCCGTTGTACCCGTTGCACCAGCGGGACCAGTTGGACCAGTTGCACCTTGAGGACCAGTGCCGCCACTAGGACCAGTTCCACCAGTCACACCAGTCGCGCCTTGGGTTCCACTCGGACCTTGAGATCCCGCTGCACCCTGAGTTCCCGCGCCAACCGCACCTTGTGAGCCAATACCTAATGGACCTTGTGCACCTTGAATTCCCGTGATGCCTTGAGATCCGATTGTTCCTTGAGATCCGATTGTTCCTTGAGATCCCGACCCAGTTGGACCCTGTGTTCCATTCGCACCTTGCGCATTTCCCGCAATACCCTGAGTTCCTTGCGGCCCTCCTGGTGGCCCCGCAGCACCAGTTGCACCTTGAGCGCCACCGCCAACTCCAGTCGCAGTAGCCAAAGATTTTAGATTAGCCCACACTCGACGATTGATAGGTGAAGCAAAATTAACACTAAGCCCCGTCATAACACCGATAAGTGGCTTATCTATGTTAACGGTATTAGTATCCCATGCAATAGTTGTGATTTTTGTTCCAAGTTCAACGTTTGTCCCACTAACCACCATCCCTGGAAAAATATACCCCTGCAGTGTACTCGAAGTAAGGGTAAATGAAGATGCACCCGATGAACCAGTTGAAACAGTGCCCGTGTAACTTGAGTTCTTATAAACAAGAACATGGTTTTCCTCAGCAGCAACACCGAGATTCGGTTCTGCCTCGCCGAGTTTCATAAACTGATATCTACCGTCCGTTAAATTATCAAACGGTACAACCTTTTCTTTTCCACTTGCAATCTCAGTCATGGTTTTACTTCTTAAGCGTTAGCGGTTTCTAGATATGAAAAAATAAACTTAAAGTTGGCGTTATTAGCGCGAACATACAAACGATTTCCTTCTTCGATTACTAGTCTTCCAGTTAAGAAAGAACCAGCATCATTTGCTGGAACTTCCATTCCTTTAATAATTTCAGTATTACCACCAGCACGATATAGATTAGCACTGACGTTGCCCGTGGTTGATCCAGTATTTACAAACTGGGCCAAAAGAACAACGGTCGAGACTCCAATTGGAGCCTGATATGCCAACACATCACTTGTTGTTACTGTGGTGTTGCTTGATTTAAATGTATTGAGTGGTACTAATACTGCCATTTTATTTACCTATATTTATGAGTCTAGCGCAAGGACGAATGGGGTAATCTGAGCGAACAAACTACGAGTAAACGTTCTACCCGACAGAGTTCCCGTGTTGAAGTTGATGGTTAGATCTTCACCAATTCTAAAGTTACCGAACTGGTCTGTTGAAGTGAAGTACACAATACCACCATTACTTGAAACGGTTTCGTTGACTTGAATAATGTCTCCACCGTTTCGAGGAAGGGCCACATCAACTGAGGTACCAGATCCGACAAACTCAAATGTCTGACCCGATGCAGACAACGCAGACTTCTGATAGAAGAACACGTTTGCATTTGCTGGTAGACCATTTGGATATGAAGTTCCATTCAAAGTCAAAGTTCCAGTGATACGCTCATCAAGTTCAAGAGTTGTAATGTCACCGTTTGATGATGCCGCAGTGATTGTTCTGTATTTTGGAATCACAAGGCTCGTATCTAAACCAGCGACAGTCAATGTGCCAGAAACGGGAAGAGTAATGTCTTGTGTAAATCTTCCAGGGGTTCCGTTTGGAGCAGTCTGTCCATTGATGATTGTATTCCAGTTCGTATATGTTCCAGAACCAACTGAACTTGTAATGTTTAAAACAGCAGTCTCAGCATCAACGTTCCAACTTGTCACGGTGGCGATGAAGTAGTTACTTCCATCATAAGAAATTTTCAGTATGTCGCCGACTTGGTAGCCAGGGCCGAGTTGGACATCGAGGGTGGTTTCACCTTCAATGTTCATTACAAGACCCAGATATGGTTTTGTGTTGGATGTAATATTGAAGCGCGGGTCGGTGCATGCAGAAATCGAACTGACCTTAACCTCGAAGCCAGTTTGGTTATTAGCACCATATACAGTTTCAAGATATGCTATGACTTCTTTTGCGATGAAGTTTGAGTTCCAATACAACTGCGCTGCTGCATTTTGTGCATTAGTGTTTGTATTTGAAGTCAATCCAACTGGAGATGGTGCTGGCGCTACGTTCGGGCCATTTGTAATGATGCTCGTGATCAAGTCAATATTGGTATTAACAGAAGCCACTTCAGTTGTCGTTGATGGTATCTGAGAAACGTTGCTCTGAGATACCGCGACTTGATATCGCAATTCTGTAGGAACTGCTACGCCTCTTAAAATGTAAGAAGCCAACGACTTGATGTGCTGATATGCTGCTACAGTTTGCGGTGCTTCATCACCCACGGCACTTATTTCAGTGTATCCGTAGTAGTAGACACCAGATTGAATTGCTTGCTTATTACCACCCCACTTCAGATCAAAACTAATGCTGTCTGTAATGTACCCAACGTCACGCGAACACTTTTCTGTGTCATAGACGAGGATTGGATACTGATTGGCGATAAATGCCAATGCTTCCGCTTGCATGTAAGACTTATTGGCTAGAAGCAGCGTGTATGCATTTTGGTTGTTTGGATTTGAGTTAGCAGTCAATCCACTAAACACGATGTTGTTTGTTATGTTTGCTGTGCCAACTTGCAATATGCGAACAATGGTGTTGATGCTATTTGCCACCATGTTTGCTTCAATGAAGGTTGCGGATCCAGCGGCGGTGGTGTTTTGTGAAACTGCGCTCTGATAACGAGTTCCGCTAGTGTCGCGCTGAACAACCTTCGTAACCAGCGTTTCTAAGTAATTGAATGTGGCAATTGTTGGTACAAGTTGCGTCTGTGGAATACTGTCAATGACATCTTGGTTCCAATACTGAATACCAGCAAATGTTGACTGCGAATTTCCAGAGAACAACATATCGACTGATAGAGTATTTGCAATCAATCGCGTATCACGTTCACATTTTGTTGTGTTGAATACAAAGCCAGACTTACCAGTCATCAACAGCGGTCCAACGCCATTTGCGACAAGTCCGCGATTACCAAAGTTGACGTTACAGTTACCCATCGATGCAGTTCCGCCAGATTCGGCTAGGAATGCATCTTCACAGCAAATACCGTAGATAGAAACCAACTGGGCATATCCCATGTTCCTTATCACAACACCGTCGCCACCAGAATTGAATTGGGTAAATTGAGCAGACACGAAACTGCGTAATCCAGCAGATTTGTATCCGTCGATTTCCATACCAGCACCACAGACAATTTTCACCGTCCAATTTGAATATGTGCCGCGACCGACGACTTTGGTTGCGTTTATGATTAATTGGCCAGTGCCAGGGTTGTAGGAGATGACCTTACCAACCATGAAATTTACGGCGTCATAATACAAACGAATGTAGTTCGTTGTCGTGATATTGGAAATTGCAGTTCCGATAGTGAGCGTTTTTGTTCCAGTTGAAATTGTTAAACTGGTTGTGCTGTTTGATACTGGAATATCTGCAGTAACCGACGCTAGATTGTATAGATACGGTGATGCAGTAATATGGCTGCTATATCTTACAGTATTTGCAACTGGTGTTGCTGAAATAGGAATATCAATGTAATATGTTGAAGTGTTGTCTGGAACAGTTGTCCATGCTGTATTGACTGTCGCGGTTTTAGTTTCTACGTTATAAGAAACAATCCCACGCGATTGGCCAGATCCAGTACCACCGTCGATGGTAATTCTCATCTCGCGATAGTAATCATCCATACTGACGCCAGTGACGGCTTCGGTGCTATCTAGCACGATGGCTTGAGAAGTTGCGCTCTGCGCAGTTCCAATTTCAACGTTCGAAGGAAACGCGACGGCGTGTGATGGCTTCAAGTGACCGCGAACTGCAAGCCCCGTGATATAGCAAGAGTTTGAGACCCAGAAAATATCTTTGGTTGGAGTTTCTGGTCTAACTGTTGTAATACGCTGGTCAATACCATGGATAGTAGTGAACTGTGGAAGAATTAAAGGCGTCTTCTCAACATACACCCCAGCCGAAATCTTAATCGTGGTGAATGGTGTTGCAGCATTCAATGCGGCACGAATCGTTCTCTTCGGCTGCCCTGGCTCCTTCCCCGAATTCGAGTCACTGCCAGACACAGAAACATAGATGGTATTATTTGATGTGGGTTCGCCACCGACTTCAGCAATGCTGCCGTCCAACAACTTCATATAAATTGCGGCATCGGCGTAGTTTAGTGCCAATTCACCCAATTCTAAGGAATCGGCAAGTGGTTTATCGCCCGAGATCCCAGATCTTTTTAGCAGAATTCTATCGTCTGACATTTTATATCCTAATTTGATTAAAACTATTTAGGCTGTAAGTTTTTTACGTTGTCAGCCTTTAATTCTTCTAAATTTACAGTTTCTGCGAGCCACAATTCCAAGTTTTCTTTAGTAACTTCGGTTCCCGAAACTTTACTATCGACATTCCAAGTCGGCAACTCAGCAACTTTTAATCCAGTAGATGCCCAACTGATAATATTGTTCGATTCGTCAAGTTCCACGGTTTCTATTTTATAGATGATGTGGACGAACTGAAAATCATTCAAATCGGGTTGTGGGTCATGTCCAGCGCCAATAATTGTTAGATGATGTTGAATCATATTATTCTGACTCGCACCTTGAATGTTTGTGGCGAAACAGTTCCAAACCCAAACGTGGTTCCCGTCCACAGCCAGTAAGTTATATTATTTATATTGTCATAGGTTCCATTCGGGACCAAAGAGGCGCTACGATTCAGTGTCACGGTAGATCCGATGGTTACGGAAATTGAAATCCAAGGATTACCCCATCCAGTGGCTCTATGATCACCCGCCATCATGAATGTGGCAGTATCTGGAACACTTGTCACCACGCCTTGTGCATAATCAAAAACTGAACTAATTGGACCATTCAAATCTAGGTTGTATGTGCTTTTACCCAAATAATCCACGTTGCCCAGTGTCCCGCCGCTCGAATCGGTGTAAACCAAGCCTAAAGCATTTGATGCCGTCGTTGACCATACACCCGCCTTGGTTTCGTAAAAACCAAACCCACCGTCAACATAAAAACTTTGAGAGGATGTATAGTTATTGGACTCAAAGTCTTTGTCTACAACATGTGTTGTGTTGCTTCGAAAGTCACTAAATCGCATGGTCCCCGATGATGGGATTTTGATGTTGTTCTCGTGTTGAGCAACACCGCCGTTCCAACCCAAAAAATTGCCACAAGCAAGGTAGGCGCGAAAATTGTTAGGTATTGTCCCACCAACTCCAAATTCATTGATGATTTCGGACAGCCTAATAGTTCCAGTACCTAGAGGCATTATTTTCTCTCAAGTGTTTCGATTCTTTCGTTCAATTCTTTGATACATTGGATTAGAACTGGAACCAACTTGTCATAGTTGACTCTCTTGTATCCGTCTTTACCAGTGACCACCATTGATGGATACATCAACTCAACCTCTTGGGCAAGAACACCAATTTGAATTGAGTCGTCATCACTGACTCCTTCTCGTTTAGCAAGATCGTTCCAATAGTATTCAACCGCAGAAATCTCTTTAATCTTCTGAGTTGCGTTGTAAATTTTACGCACCACTGTCTTTAATCTGTAGTCAGAGGTAGCAGCATAGTCTGTTGCAGTTAGGGTTCCCGTGCTAGGTTGGAAAGACAACTTGGTTGAACTGACGTTAACTGTACTCAAGGATCCACTTGTGCTGACTGTGAATAGTGGATAGTAAGTCGAAGCCGATGCTGTTTCATCTGTGATGCTACCCGCCACACCCGAAGTGCCTTGTGCACCCGTTGCACCCGTTGCACCCTGTGCGCCCGTAGCGCCCTGAGATCCTACACCCTGACTTCCGCCGCCAGATGGACCTTGGATGCCCTGAACGCCCTGACTGCCGCTTGCAGAGGCACCCTGCGCACCAATAGCGCCCGTAGAACCTTGCGCACCTTGGGCTGTCCCGCCCACGACGCTGAACGAGACGTTTGCATTTCCAGCAGCCGCACCAGTCCCGCTTGTGACGGTAACTGTTACGGTTGACGTATTGACAAAATTGATTTGTCGGCTATTTAAAGAAGACCCGCTGTTTGCAGATACTCTTGCCGTATTACCCGAAGAACTTGCAGCGGATAGCGCACTCTGACCCAAGTCGTAAGCCGTTTTTACTGCATTGAGTGTTGGCGCATGTACGACACTTGAAGATGAAACCGAGTCAATTAGATTTGCTGTGGTCAACAGCGTGGTATAGCCAACCGATGCGTTATTACTCGATTGCCACACATTAGCAGTCGAGTTGAATCTGACTTCTACGTTTCGAGATGCTTGTCTGACTCTTATTGTTCCGTCGCCATCAGTTATTGCGTTTTTTCTTAGAAGAAGCAGATCTGAATCATTGGTGATATCGCCAAAGTTTGTTTGAACGCCCAATACCGTCAAATTACCCACGGTTGCGTTTGAGGTAACTACCAATCCATTTGAAGAGACGTTTCCGCCAATGGATGCGTTTGCATTACCCTCAACAAGTAAAAGCGTTCCGCCCGTGCTTCTGGCTATTCTTAAAACGCCGTTTGCAAGTCTGAAGTCGCCCTCATCTTTGACATAAGACGAGTTGCGAAGCATATTCCTATCTACGATAAGACTATTGGTGACTATACGCCACTCGTCGAACGAGTTTGACATTAAAACTGGTGATATATTTGCGTTAGCCATTTTGTCCTCTGTCTATCAGGAATTGAATCATGGATTTAATTTCTGAAACTTCCTGCTTCAATTTATTTATTTCGGAATCTCTGCGCTTGTCGGCTTGATTTTTTAGCAACTCAGCATTATATGCTCTGACCACTGACAGGTCATCACATACAACTGCCATGCTGGTCAAGTCGCGACTATATTTTGTGCCTTCTATCTTAACTCTCATAATTAAGTTGTATAGAATCCAGCGTCAACATCACTGGTCACTGGCACCTCCCCTGGAACCGCCACCACCCTCAAGTTTTCGATCATAGGAACGACGGTTGGATCCGATGCGGTCATTCGAATTTTTACCGCAAAGTATTTAAACGATCCGCCGAGTGGCTGTGCCTTGCTGCCATCAAAGTATTCAATCTGACCCTTGTTTACCGCATAGCGATATTCGAGAGGTACTAAGGTAATTTGATCTGGTGAGATGTTGTTATTCAAGACTGTCATTCTCTGCCATTTCTTGGTTGACATTGGATCTTTATCCAGACCAGACAATACTTTGAAATAGACCTGAATATCGGTGCCTTGAGGTTTGATTGCATCCAATTTTACGATGAGGTCGCCCGCATCAAATCCGCTCTTCAGTTCAACAATTCTTGTCTGATACTTGGCCAGAGAATTTCCACCCGAAATGTCAGTTTCACCATTGATGACAACCTGTGCATTTGACACGGCATTAGGCTCGGTGATGGTTATTGTCGGTGAAGTGAAATAGCCAGAACCAGCATTGATGACATTGATTGCTCGTATTCCTCCACTGACCAACATTGATGGCAACACATTTGCAGTAGCCTTGTTTGATCCAATGTCTGGATCCGAGAAAGTCACAACGATATTGGCTGCGTTTGAGTGCGATCCAGTGCTTGTGATCGAAATCAAATTGTTGGAGATGCCAGCATTGTTGATGATGTTTTGAAGTCCAAAAATACTGAAACGCTCTTTGTTAATAACAGGACTTACGGTATCGTCGCTGGTTGTCATGGTCACTTTAACATTTAAAGTTGCCGCATTAGCGCGAGGGATCAGTCTTCTTCTCTTAGAGGTAACGCTTGAGATATCTGTATCCCCGCCAAATTTGTAGATCTCATTGTTATTCAGTTTAATGTAATCGGTTACTGTGGTTCCATCCATCAACAAACTCTTCATCTCATAAGTTATGCTGGTTGGAGAGAACTGTTGCTCTGTTGCGGAGATTTTCACCGAATCCATCAAAATATTAGTCGTCAGATCTTCATCTGGATTAATTGTAAAGTAGACGGTCTTTGATGGACTAAATTTTGCTTTATTGATAACGAACATCAAATCCTGATTTAGAATTGGATTCCAGTTTGAAGCATTCATGGAAGTGAAAAAGTTTCCGACATATGGCTGCTCAGAAACGGTTCTTGAGTTTCCATTTTCGTCTGTATACACGCCACCCAATGTTGAAGTCCAAACTTCATAGTCTGGTGATTCGGTTATCAACTTGATAGCATATTCAGTTGAAGGTTCCAAATAAATTGGATCTTTGAATGAGAACTTGGTAAGAGTTGCCGCATTCGAAGTGCTAGGATTTGAAGACACTGTGATCCATGCGGGTTCAAGAGTTCTTTCTGCAATGATATCGTTTGAAGGCAACCCGCTCACCACTTTGGATATGGCTACGGTAAACGGCAATTGTTCTTCTGGGTCTGTTGGTTTACTCTTGAAGAATAGGTCAACAGAAGAGACAAACATTCCGTATGAAGACTTAACCTGCCCGTTCACAATCTGATTTGAGATTGGAGTTGAGAAGGTCTGTGCCATGTATTTACGATCATTAGTCTTTCGTGTGTTTTCCAATACACTTGAAGGTGCTTGCTGAGTGTTTGGAGTCTGTTCACGAAGAACTGAGTTTCTAGCGTTGGTCTGAGAGTTAACTTTACCGAGAGCGTTATATTTGGCAATGGCTCTCATCTTGTATGAGTTGTCATTGTATGTGTCGGTATCAGAGATGGTGAATACTCGTTCACCCGTCAACCAGCGAAGATTGTTGGCTGATGGTATGTGGAAAACTCCGTATAGGGCACCCACATCATCAACTTTATGGTCGCCAATTGAATACACTGTATTCGATGTTGGCAGTTCTGGCATGCTCTGGCTCAGAACAAGTTCTGTCCAGCCAAATGCGGTATTGGTTGATACTCCAACAATCTGAGAACTGAATCCCATGTTGGTTCCAGACACCACATACAAAGTATTACCCACAACATCAGAAATTCCATCGCGAGTAATGTTATTGGATGATATGACGATAGACTTCAGATTGGTTGTATTTGTAGAGGTAACGGCGGATGAAAATGCCAAATAAGAGTTTGTTGCGCTGACCTGAGATGTCAGAATGTTTCCAGAAATTGCATTGCCAGTTGAAGCAAAGACAATAGTCTCACCAGAAATAAAACGATTGTTTGCTAGAACATTAGACAGAACTTTTTCGTCTGGATAGTATCGAGATAGATTCCAGATTCCGTCAGAGGTTGAACTTGTTGCGGTGACATTAGCGCGACCCAAAATTGGTTCAACGACTAATGCTCCAGTTGAAGGTATGGCTGGATTGAAGATCCACTTCTTAACCTTACCCAAGAATGTGAAATTAGGCTGCAATGTTCCCGTATACCAAAAATCAGAAATAGCGGAATCATTTGAAGTCTGATAGACCAAGTCACCATCTTTGAAGTCATTTGCAGTAAGATTTATTGCAGTGGGTCCCTTGGTTACTTCGAAAGTGATGAAATTCTCATTGAGATAGATTAGGTTCTGGGTTGCGCTTCGGCTGGTTCCCAGAACTTCCGCATACGCATTAGATCTTAGTCCGTAGATACCTTCGTTGGTCTTAACAGAAGATAAGGCCAATTCAGAATTTACGTTGACTACTGATGCTCTTTGAGAGAAGTTATTGACTTTGATTTCGTCGAAAAAGAAATTTGGTTTTGCGTCTGGCTTTAAATTTTTAGCCGCAAAATTGATATCGTTTTCACGCACGAATGGAGTCAATCCAACAGAAGCAACTGCCTCAGTACCATAATCTCTGAGGATTTGGTTGGGCGTGTACGCCTTTTCTATTTGACGACGACGAGCCGCTTTTCTTTGTGCTTCTAAACCTTGTCCCATTATGAGTTATCCTCTTTAAACTTTATCGTATCTACCAGAATTATATGACTCAGATATCCTTCCAGACCCTGGCGTCAAATACGACGTTTCCTTCCAACCCGAAACATAAGCGTTAGGATCATCGACCGACGTTGCAACTGGAGCGTTGCCTGTCCATGTGCTATTTAAGAATGTTTCTGCAGCCGCCCCTAAGAAATTAATGTTTACTGGAACCAGTGATGTTGGTTCTGTCACAGAAGTTACATTAGGGTCTGGTATATAGATCGAACTTGAGCCGCCAATAAATTGATAGTCACCCACCAAGAATGGATTGTTGTAGAATGTGTTTGTGTAGCCATTGCCACCCAAATTGACAACCAAAGAATTGGTTATCGCTGGGTATCCACCAGCCTCAGCCTGTTTCAATTCAAAGTAACGGCCCAGCGAATCTGTGATAGATGGCTGGTGTTCGGTTGAATAGAAGTAGTCGCTTTCTGGTGTTAGGGTCACAAACCCTTCAAATTTACCTATAATTGAAGTCTGTACCTTAGATGCTGAGTCTGGTGTATAGGTTTTCTGTGAGACTGCTGGAGTTTCTGTGTAGTTCAGTGTGATGAACTTGTCTAGGACATCGTTTTCTGTGGTATCCAATGCCTTCAATGTAAACCCAGTGATTTGCTTGTAGCAAGTCAACCTACCATTCTCGATAGAAGCAGAGAAGTCATTATTGGTATCTGCCACACTCAGATCATTAAAATCATCAACCAATGTTCCATAAATTGGTTTGTTTATGGTTGGTGTGACTGGAGACTTGGGTGGATTGTCAATAATGTCAGACTCAGATTCTTTCAGATGTACAAACTTTTCCAAATCGGTCAGTCTTTCATCCAACTCAGAAATATCTCTCATCGTGTAGCGACGGTTGTCGAGATATTCGGCGTCAATTGAATTGTGCGATGCGGTATACGCTGGAATCTTTAGTTTGTAGATCGCGATAGCATCTTCATTTACTACTGGTTCTTGTGGAGCCAGTGATGGGACGCCAGTCAATAACTTGAACTCCTTGTCTTTGGTGATAACGACTTTATCTAGACGAGGTAAGTAATATGAGTAGTCCAATTCGATTGGATCTGTAGGTCTCTGGATATAAGTCTCAGAGAACTTCTTGTTATCCGAGACAAGATACAGCATTCCATCATTCACCGCACCACCGACAAGAGCAGAAGATAGGGTGAATGTCTGTGCATTTTGTGCGTCTGCTACTCTTCTGGTCTGACCGTTTATTCTGACCAAACTGCCCACTGTTATTGGCGGACTGATGATGTTGGCTGTCTTGGCAGTATTTGCCTGAACTGTCAACCCACCAGATGCAACATTTATTCTAGGTGAGAGTAGTGTTGTAGTAAATGGATCTGTGAGCAGACCAGAGTCGCGAACTGGGCGCAAGTCTATGCTATCTCTTAGATTGTAGGTTATTCCGTTCTGACTCTTGTAGATCGGAATCAATTCATTTGCATAGAGTGTCTGTGCGTAAGATTTTGCAGACAGATAGCCGATACCAGCGTGGACGAAGTAATCGAACAGAACTGCGGTTTGTCCAGATGGTGGGGATGCGCCAGGTTTTAGTGTGATGGATGCGTGATCGTAGTAATTATCATTTTGACCGCTATCAAAAGCGTAACGGTCTGTGATATCGATCATGTTTGATGTGTTTGGCGCATGACTGATATTTGCAGAATCATAGATCTTCTTGATACGAACAACATCAGACACGAAAAGCGGTTGCCGCTCCCCTGGAATCTTCGAAATAACATCCGATGTGGTGAACCACGCGATGCCATTTGATGTGTTGATTTTTACGTTGGCGTAATTGATCACACCAGTCGCAAAGGCTAATGTATCACCCGAAGTCAGTGCCGAATTTGCTTGAACCAGTGTTTTGGTTCTACGAGTATCTTCGATTGCAGTCAACTTTACGGTGATGTAGACATCGGCGTCGAAAGATGTTCCAGATCCATTTGCAGTATTGATTATGATCTGATCGTCGGTCGCTCTATAGACACTACGAGGGCTGACAGTTAGATCAATAATTTTGCCCGTATTTGCTCCAGTAACTGGAATGACAATGATGTTTTCTTGGATATCGGCGCTAGAAACCAATTGCCCATTTGTACCAAAATCAAATTTACCTTGGTCTGGTCCAGCAAGACCAAATGAGTATGATCCGTTACCGCCACCAAAACTTACTCTACGAATATAGCGTCGATATAGATCGACGTTGTCTTCGCTGTCATACTTGACGTAATAGTTTGGCAATTCAAAGAGGTTGCTATTATAGGATGTATCTTGAAGTGACGCAGATCCAATAACATCTTTACTGTCAACGGAAACGTTTGCAGTCAGGTTTGCGCTCAAGAATGTCGATGTGTTTGGGCGAACGAAAGATTCTGCAGCAGAAATTGGTACAGATAGAGAGAACTTATCCCCAGCAAAGACTTGATTTGTAAACTTGGTTGCCAGTGCCGCAAGTTTAGTGTTGCCGTTGTAGTTCGTGATAATCGCAGATTGCCCCGCAGAATTACCAGTCAACATCGTAACAACACCATCTACATACGCGCTGGTGTTGGATGAGAAATATGATGGCAGATAGATTTCATCGTAATACAAAGAATTCTGTCTGGCGGTTCCAACCATCGGAGTGAAATTGACATCAACCAAGTACAAGAAGTATTCGTTGTCGTCTTTTCTCTCAAAATTTTTGATCTTGGCAGAGCCAATTCGAGTTGCGTAATAAGAATGTGTATTACCGTTTAGTGTGATGAAATCTGAAGTTGCACAGTGAATATCAACTTCTTTCATATCTTGACTGAAGCAAGCGCCTTCTGATCCGCCGACAATATCGGTTGCTACAATTCTATTGCCGTAGTAGGCAGACAAGTTGTAGTTCTTATTGTCTTTGAAGGTTCTTGCTCTAGGAGCAGAGAGTTTTTGAGTTCCGATGGTCTCAAACTCGAACCCCTTCACATACGCTTTACCTGGCTCAATATTAATCAAAAACGTTTCCGTATTTTCCGCCACACCCGCTGGGGTGTTTGCCGAAAGATTGATTCTGAATGGCTTGACAACATAGTTGCCAGATTCATCGTAAGTACGGCGGGCCAAAGTCTTTTCCAACTCTGAGTAGATTGGATAAGAAACTTGACGAGTTATGACTCCATTTTCAACTCTTAGGAGTTCAAAGAATTTGCTATCGTCAACTGATTCTATTGCACGTTTAGATAGGACTAGGTTGAACTTGTATCGAGCCGCCCCTGGAGCCTGATAATTAAACGATTCCTGCGCTGGATCCAGAAGAGCGGTGTCTTCATTTTCCGTCACAACACTTTCATCTATCTCCAATCCAACTCTATAGGTTGGAGATGCGTTGTATGGGTCAAGTACGATGGTTTGTTGAGCAACCTTAACAAAGAATCCACCAACATAAAACACACCATCGTTAATAGTTACGGTGGAGCCAGTGCCCGTGAAGTTTGGGCTTGAAATATTTGCCGAATACAGTCCGTCTCCAGCGGTGCTAATAGTCTGTCCTGCTTGGAAGTTAGGGCCGCGAAGATATTTGATCAACAGAGTTCTGTCTGTTGACGAAGAATAGGTCTGCACCACACGTGCGCGAGTTTTTGGTGTCACTGAATTGTATACGGTAACGTTTAAAAAGTTGTCCAGATCAATATCTGAACCACCAAATTGCTTATCTAATTTAATATAGGTGGCAGAGGTGTCTAGAGTGAGATGTCCACCAATAACGGGCGAACCGTCTTGGAAAATGTGGTTACCAAATTGTTTGATTTGATTCTGGATAATAGACTGAATCTGAGTCAGTTCTCTTGCCTGAACCGCGTAACTCGGGCGGAACAGTATACGCATATAGTTATTTTCTAGGGCACCATTAGTAGCCTCGAAATCGTCCCAATATGGCGCAGCGTTAAAGTCTATTGTCATTTAGAGTACCCTTAAAATTCTATCAAAAGTTTTACTGTTTCAGTTTGATTCAAAGACCTGACGATCTTTGCTTTGTTTTCGATGTAAAGTATTTCACCAGACAAAATATTTATGTCGGGTTCTATGACCGAAAATACCTGTGAATACACGCTGGTATTGTCTTTCTCATAGATTGTCTTAGTTGAAATTGCGCTAACGTCACCCTTGATATTGTTAACATACAGGACATTTTCTGTCGTATCAAAGTGAACGACCGTAGCAGAGAACGTTGCAGCGGCAAACGAAGTTCCCACATATACGGTTTTGTCTGGTGTAAAGTCAATTGTTGGATTGTCCACAAATATTTTGGTGTACATCGAATAGACTGTTGATGTGGCCAAAGAATTGTTGGATACGGTTGGATTATTGATCAAAGCAATCTGTCTGAAGTCGCTTGTTCCGTTGGTGTAAGTTGGCAAGTAGCCATTCACGGTGCCTTGAAAATCTACGCTGATCATTTGATCCGATGCACCCAATTCTCTGGCTGGATCCGAACCGTGACCACCACGTGGACCTATTACTGCAACCAAGTTGGCAGTGGTTCCGCCAGATTTTAGTGCATCATTGATAGCGATATTGGCTGTCGTGTAATCAACTCCACCGTTTAAAATGTTGACATTGGTTATAACGCCATTGGCTACGTCTACGGTAACGTTTGCACCACTACCATCTCCAGTGACTGTCAAAATATTGTAATTGTTGACGGTAGCCCCGTTGTAGTAACCAGAGCCTCCAGATATGATTTTAATGATATCCAGCGCCCCATTTTTAGCGTTTTCATAGACAGTCGTATCTCTGACTACTGGCATGTGTGTATTGCTGAAGAACTTTTGCTTCAACCCGCTAGGAATAGTGTACAAATATTTCCATTTGTAGCCGTCGGAGGTTTGAATGTAAGGATTTTCTGGCAACTGCCCGCCAATAGTAATTTCTGGAGAAACCGTCGATGTTCCGTTGTTATTGTTGAACAAACACTTAAATACTTGGTCGGCAGTGTTGCGGACATAGAATTTGTATGAATACTGGGTGTTTGAATCAACACTCTTGTAGAGTACTTGATTGGTGACAGCAGAAGAGAAGTTTGAGTTGACTTGAATGAAGTCACCCGCTACGTTGATTCGGACAATTTCTTTGGTTTCAGTCCCAATTTTAATGAAACTGCCCACAGAGAGCGACGGAGTGCTGAACGCCAAATTGATGCCATTAGCCACCACGGTATTTGCCAAAGAATTGCTGACATTCACCGTCCCGCCAGATATAGCGGTGTCGAGAATTTTAATGTAAAGGTTGGCAGTCTGATCGTATGCGGTATACACAGTTCCGCTCTGCCAATCAATTCTGGGGACGACTGGCTGAATATCGCTGCCAATCAATTTCTTTAAAATAAGACCCCTCTTCACTAAATCGTTCTTATAATCGACGGTATCGTATGGGTCGGGCAGTGATGTATCGTCTAATAGGTTAACGTTTGATGAATTGGCCCACGGGATAGAGCGCCCCAACATGACGTAGACTTTATTCTGACCCGAGGTTATGCCATATTCGAAGTTTTCGGCATTAATAACCCCAAAGTCTTTAGTGATAATCGATTTCATTTCTTACCCGTAAGGTTTGATAATTTTGTAGTTGACCGCTGTATACGATGGTAGTTTTTCATACAAAGTATTAGCCGTCACTGGTGAAGTGTTGGTAAATGTAACCGTATTGCCCGAAACAGATGCCACCGTCAGATTATATATGACGCTGTTCACATTAATTCTTATGAGATCCGATACTGCAAGGCTATCTGAAACTGGGTCATTATTTGCATAAACCTTCGCTGCAGAACTACCAGAAGACAATATCAATCTACCGTCACCCAACCCTCCAATAGGAGTCTCTATTCGAATCAAATCATTTACTGGATCCACGAATGTTACGACTTTAGAGTAGATTCTGTTTTGAGCATTATTTGAACTATTTATTACGATAACATCGCCCACATTAGTTGTGGTTGAGAAATTGGAGTTATTGCCGAACACCAAATTGCTTGTGTAGGATGTAATGACATTTGTAAATGCGGCTGAGTTAGATACGCCAATATCTGTTCTAATCTGTATCTTATCATCGAGATTGTCCTTTATTAGGAACTTGGACAGCAATTGCATGCCCGCTGGGTGTGCAATCTTGTAGATGGAATCTTTGTATTCTTCTAATGGCTTTTCCGATTGAATCTCGTATGAGAAATTGTGGTAATAATCACCGTTCTGCAGTTTCTTATCTGCGCTCAAGAAGCCATCGGTGTTTAAATAGAATCCGCTATATCGGATCAACCCATTCAAGAACTGGGCTTCGGCTTTTGCCAAGCCGTCTCCATAGAATTTAGGATAACTTCTCTCAATTGCTGGATTGATTCCACCAAAAGAAATGGATGCATTAGAAACAGAGATGTTGACGGTCGCGTTACCCGTAGATGTATTGACTCTCAGACCCTCAGCCACGTTGAGGGAGCCGTTGTAGTTGAATACGCGAATGACTGCGGTGTTCCCGACCCTATAAATGGAATCGACAATCGCATTAAATGTCGAGTTGGCATTAGTGCTGCTGCCTTGCCAGACACCAGAGCCAGTTAGAATGACCGCACCAAAGGATAGATTATCAGTTAATATATCGGCAACTTTCAGAGAAACTATAGGGGCAGTCGAGTAATTATATCCTCTATTGATTATATCGAAACTTTGAATCTGGCCTAGTTCCCCGACTTCGGGTCTCAAGACTTCGCCATCACTCAATTGGTATGCGAACAACTGCGCACCAGTGCCCGTTGACGGTCCTCCAGAAGCATTGACAATCAAACATTCCGAACCGCCATAATAGCCTTCTCCGCGATTTACCAGCGTTGCTCCCGTGATGACCCCACCAGACACAGTAAGGGTTGCTGTAGCGTCATATCCAATTCCAGTAAATACAATTTGATCGGTTGATTGATATCCGCTTCCGCCGTTGATGATTTCTATCGCAGACAACTTACCCAAGTTGTGAACATCTGCTCTTAAATCCATCTTCAGGACATAGTTTTGAATGTTCGTGTCGTTGATATTATTTTCAAAGTTTCTATCCAAAAATAAGGTCTTAGTCTGAGTTGTTCCACCCAAGACGACGTAGTCAATGACGTTCACATAATGGCTGGCATCACCAGTGTCTAAGAATAGTCTAGCGCCAGTGTAGATCCCATTTGATGAACTGAATGATGGGTTGGTATAACTCAATTGAATTGAGTTGTTGAGACGGTTGTAATTACTAAACTGTCCAGGTGAGATGGTGATCAGACCAAACTGTTCAGTGAAATCTGTATCATAGACCGAAGTTGCTTCCAACGTTGGTGTCTGATCGAAGAATGATCCCGTATCAACAAGGCTGATGACATTGATCCTACCCATTCGAATGGTGTCGGTACTAAACGCCAGAGCCAAGGAAGTGTTAATATTTGCAAAGGTGAAGTTATCAAATCCGTATGACGCATTGCTCAATAGAACGTCTCTTTTAAAATAGATCGTATCAGTATTTACCGTAACATCTGCGTATTCACTCGGATCTTCCGAAACTGATCCGATGATTAAATTGGCACCAATTCCACTGTTAGACACGATTTGAATCAAAGAATTTGGATAATCTCTGAAGAGATAGCCGCGTTTTACTAGAGCGACACTTTCTAATTGGGCTGTCGATACATTTCCGACTGTTGCAACGGCTTTTACTGAATCTATTGAATTGCTCAAACCGCTGTATAAAATAACTGGATCACCCGAAACGTAACGCTTTCCGTTTTGAATTACGCCCAAGCGATTTCGAGTGAGATTGATTCCAGAAATGAGGGAGATGATCTCAGAAGAGAACGTTGATGTATTATTTGTATTTGGATCAACGTATTCGATTAACAGATTTTCATTGGTCTGAAATGGTCGTTTGACATTTGAGACATATAGTTCGACAATTTCTCTGCCCGTGTCTTTGTCTACTGTTCTGTTGGCAGTTTCTATCACACAAGTAGAACGCGACACCTCGCCAATACCTCGACGCTTCTCCAACAACTCGAAGTTGAAGTTTTTGTATTCGCTGGGTTGGATTTTGTACAGACTTTGATTTTGGTAGATATAGGTTGTGTTGCTAGATTTAAATGGAACGTCCACTCGAAGAAAATCACCAGCGGCATTAACGCTTACCACATTTCTTTTTTCTGAATCTATTTGAATGGATGCATTTGCGGCTATTCCATAGGAGATTAGATTTCCACTAGAAGAGACCACATTTGCTGTAGCATTTAAGACACTAACGCTTGATCCTTCAACCAAAGTCAGTGTATCAGATATCGATATTCTCAATGCTTGCGGCAGTTTCCATTTGCCATCAGATGCTCTGAGGATATCGGCTTTAGGAAAATAGACTTCGGCTTCTTGTCCATAAAGAACTCTGAAAAGAAACTTCAACCCATCTGGGGTTCCTTTCTTGGCATAAAAATCTCTGGATGCCTTTACAAGTTTAGCAGTAGACAGTTCAGTTCTGTCTGGGAAACTGGGAATGTATTTTTCTTTGAAGTATTTGAGTAAATCGTCGCGGGTTGAATCAACATCAGCATAGTCATAGAGTCTTTTACCCGTGTAGATCGTCTTGTCTTCTTGCTCCATGTACTCGTAGTACTTTTTCAAAAGCAATACGAAATTAGAATACGACTCATCCCCGCGAATAAAATCGGGTAGTTGTCTTTCTATGAGAGTTGAAACGTAGTTATTGGCAAACATTATTCAACTGACTTGACTTCAATATTAATTGACACAGAATCTTCATCGTCGATGGTTATGATTCGACTTCTTGCAGACTCGAAATTGGTGCTTGATGGCTTGGCAGTGATTTTCAGTATTTTCATAGGATCATCAATATCAAGTGGAGCAAACTGATTTAATTTAATAACGCCAAACTGATAATCGATTGTTCCAGCAGAGGCGTTCAAAATGGTTTTGATATTATTGTTGTCAAAATAATAACTTCTAACAATACCATATCGACCCTGAACACCCACGCTAAATGATGCGGTATTATCCAGAACTTCCTGATAGTACAGATATGCTGTCGCAGTGGTGTAGTTCACCCCAGCATTATCAATCACGATAGAAGTGATCTTGCCGTTGACCACGATTGGGTATGCATTTGCTCCTATACCATCACCTAAAATCCTTATCTCTGGAATATCCTCATAGACCTTTGGCGCTGAGATGATAGAAATGTTCTCAACCCCCGACGACGACCCCGTCGTCTCCTCAAAGAAACAGGCTCGAACAATTTCCTCTTTATCCCTCTGCAAAAATGCTGGCGCAGAAAACAACTTATATTTGGTGTCTTCTCTCGACAGCGCAGTTCCAAAATCTATGGTGTAATTTCTTGATACGTTAAATGCGGGTTCAATTCTCTTTTGAATGGTTGCCGAAGCATCACTAAAACTGATACTTAAATCCGAATCATCGATATCTCTGAGCATTCTAGACAACTTGAACTTGCTATTGAAGTTGTCTAGATTGTTGTTTCTATAAGCCACGATGGCATTTCGAACCAAGGTTTTAATGGCGTCTGTGGATCTACTTGTTTTGGTTGGATCATAATAGACGCTAGCAAACACGTTAATGTAGTTGTAATCAACGTCAATGAACTCTGGCGTAACAGTCATAACCGAAATTGGTTTGACAATATCATTGATGACCGTCAACTTTTCGCTTTCGGTTACCTGATATCCAGTTGAAGGTTTGGCGGCGATGAAGACTTTGCCATAGATTGGCGGATCATTTTCTTCCCCACCCCAGACATTCACAGCATCAAAATAAGGATACTTGGCGTTGATCAACGAGATGATGTCATCTTTGGTGACGCCTCTGTTATTTGATATGAATGTTTTAGGTGCTGTGAATCGAATTCGATCTATAGATTCTCGGTCAGCACCACCACTGGCTGGTTCAATTGGAAATATGATGTGTGTGCTAAATCCACCCACAGATTCAATCAAAGAAAATGCGTTAGCCTTATTAGCGGATTCTCCGTTAGTCTTGACATACGTTGCAACAACAATATTGCCATTGGTCAAGCCCTTTCCGATTGTATCATCACCGAAATAGATCCTGAACTTGCCGTTTCTGGTCTCATCCAAGTAATACACCGCCGAGTCGGTCAAGACAGTTGTGGCGTCCGTTGCCAAAATGAATTTTTGTGAACGGAGACTTGTCGCAGACTCCTGAACCAAAACCTCTAAAGTAGAAGTGTCGATATTGTCGTCTGGCAATTCAAATGATTGCGTTGGATTGTTTGTAGCGTCATATGTAAAGGTATACGATAGAGGTTGACCTTCTTTGATATAAAGGTTGTCAAAGCAAAAACGTCCGCACGCTGGGTCGTAAACGCCGACCATAGTTTCTGGATTGACGAACACATAAGAAATAGAATTGATCGGCGCTGCTTGGAATCTGGTGAATCTAGGCAGTGTCAATGTGGTCTGAGTATTTCCCGCTGGGCGAGTGATTTGAAGATTGATTTTTGCCCTCGCCGAAGTCGCAGAAACGGGTGTGTACCCCAACATCTTGGCGTGAGAGACGACAGAATCTCTTAATAGAGCCGTATCCAAAAACATTTCATTGGCAATCATATTGTTGTAGAAAGCCATGTAATGAGTGTTGTATGCCAAAATATCCAATAGAGTGCTCATACCAGAGGCTTCAAAGTCAAAATCAGTAAATTCTGACTGATCTCTTAAGAATTCTTTGAGATTTTGTTTAATTTCAAAGAAATCTAACTCAGAAATGACAAGTTTTTGGTCTATGTTAGCCATTATCTAACCTTCTCTAGAAACATGCTTATAGTTACGGGATCTTCTAAATTATTGATGAAAAAACGAATGGTAACGGCATAACGATTGTCATCGGGTTGAGCCTGAACTCTTATAGCATCTATTCCAACACGAGGCTCAAAATTTCTAATCGAATCTTCTATTTCGGTTCTTAAAATATTTGCGGTGATAAAGGATACATCTTCAAACAAGATGCTTCTCACTCTAGTCCCATATGAAGGTCGAAAGGGCTTCTCATATAGGTTGGTCAAAATGAGATTTTTCAGTGCGCCGACAATCGCAGCATTTCCCGTTCTTCTGACGACATCTTTGGTCACGGGGTGCGCAATAAAACGCAGATCTAAATCTTTGTACTCTCTGACTTCTAGTGACATTTAACACACCTTTTAAAGTATTTAGCACGGCTGTGTGCAAGGATCCACTGGTTTGGTTCCGAGATCTGGTTCATTGTCAACCCCAACATCCCCATTACCGCCAGCCGCAGTCTGAGGTCTGTATTGATACTGAACGTCATTTAAGTCTGGCAGATCTTTATAGTCTGATGGGATATTGTCATTAGGATCAACTGGTGGAATTAAAAATTCCTTATATTCTGTATCTGCTTGGTCAAGTATGTCTGGCAAATCATTAATTGTGGCGTCACACCCCTGACGAAGTGGGTTTGGAGACAGAATTAGGTTTAGGTATTGGTCTGACGAATCATCTGGGTTTTCTGGATCATCGCCTTTCTTTTTCTTGGAGCAACTTGATTGGAATAGTTTTAACATACCCTTCAACATGCCTTTGACCGCATTGATTGCGCTCAAGTCTTGTTTGACGCTGTCTACAAGTTCTTGTCTCTTTAGATCCAACTCATCGGTTATTTCTTCGAGATAACTTACGAGTTCAGACTCAGACAACTCTCTGATTGCATCGTTCTGTAGTTCATCTAACAATCTTTGAAGTGTTCTGTTGACTGCGTTTAGAATATCAGCCCTCTGTAAAGACTGCGTCACGTGTACGGGTTTAGCCGCATCAATTGTTGCGTAAGTGCCATCAGATTTTCGATATCTAGTCTGGAATCCATCCGACAACGAGGCGTTTAAATTTGTTGAAAGTTGGTCAATTTCATCGAACATTGCCAGAATATCGTCTGGCGAATTGGATTCGATAACTCTCTGCACGGGAGTTTCATCGGCCACCTTGAAGATTCTTTGCGGCTCATTTAATGCTCTCAGTGGCTGATCAACCACGATTTCGGTATCGGTGACCTGTAGGACGTAATACTCTTTTTCGTCATAGTAAACTTTGTTATTAGCCACCAAGGAATCGGTAAATGTTGTACCGTTACCCGTAATCACGTTACCCAGACAAATACTATTGGCTACAAATTCACTCTTTATGCGAAGAGTCTGGTCTGTAGATACAGTCTCAAATGCGGTATCGACGACAAATCCAGTCTCAATATTCAATTCTATCTCTGTATTAGAGAATCGTAGTGGCGATAGAACCGTTAAAAAATCACCCAGAGCATTGATGGATTCTACTTGTTTGATTTCGCTATTGACGTTGATGTACACGCCAGACTTTAATCTGATGCTGGCCAGATTTAATTGCTGAAGATCATTAGAGTAAATGATGGTACTAGCGGTTGAGACATCGTAGTTGACGGTGTTTCCCGTAGGCTCAAAGATTTTACCTACCACTGTTCTTTCTAGATTGTTTATCACAATCGTGTCACCAATTTTAACAATCGGATACACTGGCATCGATGTGTTTGCAACGACAGTGAAGGACGACACGTTCACGCTTGCATTCTGTATGACGGTATTCCCATATAAGGACTGTAGCGTCAACACTTTGTCTTCAACTTGAGTACCCGAGATTTCTCTAACGTGATTGCCGAATGATTGGGTAGCATCGTAGAGTGTATTCCCCAGAATGCTCCACTGACCCATTGGCATTCCTAAGAAATTCTGATTTGATGCGGCTTGCGCTTGACCGAGAACGTTTAAGAGGTTATTTCGGGCGCTAACAATGGCTGGATTGGTGTTAGCAAATAGATCCGTGAGGGTGTTCTTCAAACCCTGATAGTTATTTGCCGTGAAGTTTTTCAGCGCAGAGTCAGCCGCCTCCAGTGCCTTTTGAATGTCTGCTGGTAAAGTGAAATCGTCTTTTAAGCCACTGATGAACGATTTACCATTAGAGATGGCATTTCGAATATTGGCTATTAGAGATTCTAGACTCTTTGGAGGGAATCCAATTTTTGCAAATGGAATCGGCGATCCCGTGAAGGTGATCGCAAGCGTCTGCAGAAGAGGTAAACCCCCAATCAGACATAGAATCCACTTGATTACGCTACTTAATGATAGTGCGACACGTACTCCTTTACTGTAATTTCCTTGAAGGGAAATTTGTGCTTGACCAAAAACTCATGTTCTTTTTTAGTTATAGGCTCGGATTGGTTTACCTTTTTCATGATAGACCAATATTGTTGAATCTCTTTGGAATGGAAACACATATTTATGATGGTATTTGACCGAATGTTACATTCGCGGTTGACTGCGTCGTTGAGTCATCGACCACGACTTTAGTATTAGCCAGAAGATCCGCATTCAGAGTCTGCATCACGGAATTTGCACTGTCTAATTGCGCATTCAACGTTTTAACTCGCTCCTGTTCCAAAAAGCCCATACCATCTGTAGATTCGTATTTGTTTGCAGAACGGGTTTTAACCAATTTAGGAACTCGTCTATTCCATCTATTAGCCGATAGAGCGGATATTTTGTTCTTTGGTTCACTAGAAACGACGGGCAAGATGTTGGTGAGTGCGCTATTCAAATCAGATTTTAGGGTGGATACCCAGAAATTTGATCCCGCAATCTTCACCCCAGTGTTCAGTTCTGTTGGTACTGTATAGTCTCCAGAGTATCCAATTCCAGATAGAGCAGCCTTAACTGTCGCGTTGATTGGGTTTGCAGTTGCGGATAGCGTGGTCAATCTACCAGAACTGATGCTGGTTTCAGAACCACCGTAAATCGCGGTGTAGACTTCACTCTTAATATCGGCTCTGGCCACACCAGTGAGTTTAGCCTCACCACCAGCAAACATGTCTAAAGAATTGCCAGAAGTGATCTTGACGTTCTTTCCTTTGATATTGACATCCCCAGATGACACCAGATCAAAGCCATCACACTCGATCACCAATTTGCCATTGATGCGAACAAACATATTTCCTTGAACGGTCTGATGATGATTGCCAGCGGTATATTCGCGGCTATCGCCCATGGTGATATCTTGTTTATTGTTGAATGACTTCAATTTCACCGAACCAGAAGGGAGGAATTCTAGTGTGGATCCAGTTCTGTGGGACAACTGCACCCGTTCAAAGTTAGGCGTATCGTCTACTTCAATGGCATGACCAGATTCCGACTCATAAGCATTGTTGAATGGGTACTTGGCATTAAACGAAGGGAAAGATTCCTTCCAAGAATATCCCTCTGCACTTTTGATTCCAATAACTCTATTCTTTCTTTGGTAATCAATTGTCGTATTGGCAATGGATTCGCTTCTAGATCCCAAGGATGCCCCAGTGTTAGCACTTTCAACTCTGTCGGGTCTAGTCAATCTGGAGATAGAAGGTTCGTCCAGATGTTCTGGATTTCTTTTTGGTACGTCATTGACTATTTGTGGGCCAGCAGCATTGGCGGTAATTTTTGATGATTTTATCTTGGATGGGAAAAAGTTACCCATCGCCGCTTTCTGTTCGCTGGTGTATGGGTCAGTGAAGCCCATATTAGCCTGTCTGATGTTGTCGGGGATTCCAGGGACGGTGCCGAGGATGATAGGAAAACGGCTCTCAAGACCATCAGCGAAGAAACCAAAAACCATAGTGCCTTCGGGTGGGGGTTTCACCATAGCCGCACCAATTGGCACAATTGACTGTGCCCACGGCAGATCTTCTATTGGAATTTGGGTTGTATCGTGAGTGTGAAACCCGAAACAACGAACTTGACATCGACCCGCATTTAATGGGTCGTTACGATTTTCGACAACACCAAACCACCAAATAAAATGGTTTATGCCCATGAAATTTTTGTCGAACGCCTCAGTCATGAATTTCTCGCTTTTCTATAATGTACAGAAGTTTTATTAGCACTATCTAACTTTGATGATAGAGTGTTTTTATTCAAGGTTAATATTGTTTGGTGTTGTCCAGAAGCGGTCAATACGTGTCGAGTTTTGGTTATCATGTATTTACCCGACAGGAATGGATCGATACTGCGCTCATTTCTTCTGTTTGGAGAGAATGAAGGCATCTCGACTTCCACAATACTTCCAACTGTAAATAGAACATTGCCGCCCACGGTGCATACCATGGCAGTATTGTTCAACAGATTCAGCATACTTTCTCTCTGCAAAACGGTATTTTCGACATTAGTGTCTGTGACTCTGAACGCTCTAGATACCAGATATGGCGAATCTGACTGTGACTTGTTTGTCATCTGGTAAAAATATTTATTGCCATGTTCTGCTAGAAAATCCTTTTCGTTTCGATTTTTTGCATCGTTAACGGGTAAGTTTTTGCCGTCGATAAAATTGATATCCGCCATGTCATCCACGCTGTAATCTATGGCTTGATAATCCTGCCTTAAAATATCCAAAGTATATAACCTACCAGAATACGTTAAGTTTTGTGTGTTTTTTAAGATGTCAAAAGACGGCAGAAACTTCAGTTTGGTCATCTGATTGGCGTTCTTGTATGCCGCTGTGCTCGAATTTTCGGTCAATTTAGCGTTGCTATAATTTAGGGTTACTAGTGGACTTCTCTTAAACAGCGTCTCGAAAGATAAAAAATTGTACCCGTAAAAGTTCTCAAAGAAAAAGAATGGAGAATAGTTTTGGCTAAACGCATTCGTGGTCAAAAGATTTATGGCATCGAAAGGATGCATTGACGGGATAATAAAGTCCTGTATACCCACAGAAGCCTCAAAATTGTTCAATAGATCCATTTTCTTAGAGTTTATTTTCAAATCTTGAGTGCAGATCGAATCAATATATTTGCTAATTTGCTGACCCTTGAAGGATCTGGAGACAATAATTTGATTCGAAAAAATCAATTCTTCAGAGCAGAAGTGGATGACATAAGATTGAGCCATCGAATCTTCGGGTGATTTTTCGGTTATTTTGTAGATTCTAAATGACTTTTGGAATTTTGATAGCGGGTCGGTTTCGCCAGGTTTGTTGAAGGAGAGGAAGAGGTATTCATTACCGTGCAACTGCAACTCTGCCTGTATATTGACGCCATCTTTCAATTCAATGCTGCCCATAATGACGTTTAATTTCTGCAGCATATCCTCGTAAATGTTTATGGTATTCCAAAGCCCCGTCAATTCTTTGGGAATCCCAGTTACGGAATTGATAATAGAAACAGAATTGAATACTACATCACGTGTGGATGTATTAGTCGATAAATTAGTCATTTAATACTGTTCGCAACTCGTTAGACATAACCTGAACATACTGACTCTTGAGTAGTTTGATTGTTCTCTTTTCTTCGTTCAATTCAGTTTCATAGTCATAAACATATACGGGTTTATATGTACTTTCCACCGTAAGAGTTGATGTGATTGCAGAATTTGGATCGGAGTTGTTTGCTCTGAATACCACAGTTTCAGTTACGGGCAGATTCAATGGCTGCAACGTAATTGTGTTTGATGTATATTGATATTGTTCTTGGGTGACGATGTATTTCTCTGTGGTGGTTGTGGCCAGTCCATTAACCTCAGACAGAGTTTTTTCTACTACCAATTCATAATGATGAATCGTTGAATATGCGCTTGAGATATTCGTATACCCGTATTGCTTGAGTATTTTATCTTCCAGTTCAGATTGTAATAGTGGGAAATCAAATTGCGGATCTTTTAAATTGTTGACGATACATATAATCCAATGTAGTGTCGGATCACCGTATTGTTGAAACGCGACAATTTCTGGAGTATCGCCATCTTTTAACTGATATTTGTAGAAGATGACGGCATTATCAAGTATTTCGGGCTTTGCTCTGAATCTAGCAAATATATTAGTCACAGCCTTCGGGCTGTCGTTCAATAGATTAAATGCGTAAATGGTTTTGGGTAGCGCACTGAAATATTGCATTAGTATGATGCCCCAGAGTAACTGATGTCGTTTCTGCTAATCATAGTGGTTTCGGTGAATGACAGTGTGAGTTTAGTTTCGACTGGGGATCCATCGTAATGGGTCGCATATCCATTAGGAGCATAATCCACTTGAATATCATTCAAAACACACTGTTTTGTCTTGAACAAAAATGAATTTTCGTCACCACGGTGGTGGAATTCCATGATAAATCTTGCGGGTGGGACGTAAAATCTACCCGAAGTATTGTCATTAATATAGGGTGCAGAATAATATTTGAAGGTGTTTATGATATCTTTGATCCTCATTGCTTCCGACTGATTTCGAGGAACTAAACGAAAGTCAAAGTTGAAAGTTCTTAGGGTGGGTGAATTGTAAAGCAGTTCCATCTGTGGATTGATTGCTTTACCCGTGGTCCCGAATACCAGTAAATTTGTTAATTCTTGGCTGCTCTGTATGCCAGGTAACAGGCCCGCCGCCGTCTGTATAACATATGGATCAGTTGCCCCAGCAGATTTACCCTTTACGTCAGCAATAGCCTGAGCAAGAAATCCCGCATTACCCAACACGCTAGTAACACTGATGGCATCATAATCATGAGAATATCCAGCCCTTAAAGTATCTGGCATGAATAAAACTACGGTATGTTCTGCCCTCAGATCTATGTTTCTTTGAAGCGAGAATCCAGCAAATCGCTGTTTTAGAACATCTGAAACTGGACCGACACCGACCGCTTTCCCGATTGAATCTGCTATAGATTGACCAGTATTCAAAGCAACATCAGTCAACCCAAAAGAAAATTCTGACGCCTGTTGTCTTGTGGCGTCCACGAAATTAAGTATCTCATTGCCGCCCGTCTTTAATGATTTGGTTCTAGGATCATAGGCACCACCTATAGATCCAGTGTTAGTATCGTAAATGTAGAAAACCACGTATGGCATTTCCGAGTTTTCCAGTTCCATTGGAAAACTGTAGACCGACGATTTGTTTATTCTGCCTTGCTCAAGGAACTTGTCTTCGCCGCTGTAGTCTCTTTTTGCGGTAGTGGAGACTTCTTCTGGTGTCTGGGCGTTGGTTGCCGCGCTGGGTAGAGCGACGTTCCCATTTTTGTCCAAGGTTAGCCACGGTTGAGATGGGTTTATTATACCCGCATTTTGACCGCCGCCCGCAGATGCGGCAAACCAACTCCAAAAAGATTTTTCTTTTTCTGCCATGAAAAGTTCCTATAAATACGAGTATGGCTTACAGCGGTAAATTTAGTCCAAAAAACACTAATAAATATTTAGGCGATCCTACGAACATATGGTTTAGAAGTTTGTGGGAGCGTCGGGTTATGGTTCATCTGGACAGCAATGAAAATGTGATCGGATGGTCTAACGAAGAGATTGTAATCCCCTATTTATCGCCAATCGACAACCGTTATCATCGTTATTTTCCAGACTTTTTCATTAAAGTCAGAAACAAAAAGGGTCTAATCGAATCGTTTATTTTGGAAGTCAAGCCACATAGTCAAGCACAGCCGCCCCAGAAACGCAGTAGAGTCACCAAACAATACATCAAAGAGGTTGCGACTTGGGGCATAAACGAGGCCAAATGGCAAGCCGCTGTCGAATATTGTAAAGATAGGAACTGGCAGTTTAAAGTCGTCACAGAAAAACACTTAGGAATTTAAATGGCATCATTACTCGATAAAATGAAGAAGCAGATGTCTGCCGTCAGTATCAGACCCAGAACGGCTGAGGCTAGATGGTGGTTGGGTGAAAAAATAGCCTCTCTAAGAATTCCCAGCAACAGAAGTAATATTCTAAACGACCCCAAAAGAATTTCGTCCAAAACCTTCATTGGGCGAATGTATTTCTATCACTATGACCCAAAATGGAAACACATCCTCCCAGTTTGGGACAAGTTTCCTCTGGTTATACCCATGGAAATGTATGATGATGGATTTTTGGCCATGAACCTGCACTATCTGGACATTTACAGCAGACTGGCTCTGTTAGACAAACTGCACGATTTTATTAGCAACACTAAATACAATGACACAACTAGGTTTAATCTATCATATTCTTTGCTTGCCAGTTCGAAGAGGTACAAGTTATTCGAACCTTGCATCAAAAGATATCTCTACAGTCACATCATGTCGTCGATAATTTACATTGAACCAGACCAATGGGAAACGGCGATTTTCCTACCAACAGAAAAGATGATCTATAAACGATAATGGCAGAAAATTCAACGACAGTGCCTCTTGTTAGCACCAACCCAGATCAGTCGCTGCAGACATTTATGGGGCAAGACTTCTTAAAGTCTTCCCAATTTATGTTTATGATGCCAGTTCTGCCCTTTGACTATAGTCTGATCTCAGCAAAAAGCCCTCGCGGGTTTTCTATGTTCTGCGAGTCCGTAGAGTTCCCTGGAAAAAACTCCGTCGGCGTGGATTATAAGATTCCAGGTAGGAATAAGATAAAGGTTCCCTATTCACGTGAATACCCAGAAGTCACCATGACTTTCATTCACAATGTCGAGATCCCAGTCTATGATATTTTCACTTACTGGATAGATTTTATTACACAAGATTTCAATAGCGTAGAGACTCGATACTTTGATGAAGTTGTGTCCGATTTTACTCTATTCCAATATACAGAATTTCCCGCCGCACCATACGGTAAATTTAAAGGATTGAATTCGATATTGAATTCCATCGACAAAATAAACAGATATTTTTTCGATAGTTCTAAACTATTCAAATTCACTGATATCGGGCAGGAGTTCATAAACAACGTCAACAACGTATCTAATCTGAATGTATCAAAACAACCATACTACACGATCACATTCAAGGACGCTTATCCATTAAGCATTGCGCCAATGACCGCCAACTGGGCTGATGATGGATTTCATAGATTATCGGTGACGTTTACATACGAGTCGTATTCAGTCAACGACGCAACAACCAAGAGTAACAAGATCAGTGAATTGGAAAACGTGAAACTGAAAAGCAAAAAAATTGCTAATGCATTGAATTCGTTGGACGGTATTATTTCTTCCACAACCAACCCTGGTGGCGGCTACACTGGTAAATCATGATGAGGTATTATTATGCCATTGCCTAAAATAAGTCTACCCGTATTTGAATTGAAAATTGTCACTAGAGAAGATCCGATAAAGTTCAGACCTTTTCTAGTCAAAGAAGAAAAACTGTTGCTGATGGCTCTACAGAGCGAAGACAGCCAGACAATTCTCAAAACAATCAAGCAAGTCATCAACAATTGCTTGATTGACGATATTAATATAGACGACATTCCAATTTTTGATATCGAATATTTGTTCTTGAACTTGAGAGCAAGATCGGTCGGAGAAAAACTGGATACCAATTTTTTATGTCAAAACATAGTGCGAACAACTCAAGACGATGCGGGTAATGAGATTCCAGTTCAGTGCCAGAACTTGATGGAGGTTTCTATCAATCTCCTTGAAGTTGTGCCACCATTTGTTCCAACAAAACCAAACAAAATTCAATTCACTAACACGGTTGGAATTCAGTTAAAGTATCCGACAATTGGTGAATTTGTTGATGTAGAGGGTCTTCTATTTTCGGAAGACAATGATCAGGTCTATGACTTGATCATGGAATGCTCGGAATATGTCTACGATGAGACCAGCCTTTACTATACCAAAGAAACGACCAAAGAAGAATTCTATACATTCCTAGAGAGTCTGACTCAAGAACAGTTTGATAAGATCCTAGAGTTTTTGCAGAATTTACCTAAACTGAAACTGGACATAGAACATAAATGCGGGAAATGTGGGTTCGACCACAAATTGCATTTGGAGGGTCTCAACGATTTTTTTACCTAACCTTTCGTAATGCTTCTCTGAAAAACTACTACAATAACATGTTCACATTAACTCACCAGTACAAATATACGCTGACAGAGTTAGAGAACATGTTGCCGTGGGAGCGTGATATGTATATCACAATGGTAAATACTTGGGTTAAAGAAGAAACCGAGAGAGTCAAACAAACTGAAGAATCGCTGAAGAAATTATTTAAAGGCAACAGACGAAGATAATGTCACTAACATTACTAGCAACAAAACTATACACAATCAAGTCGAGAAAAAATTCCACACTCGCTTCAGCATTTTCAACCATGCTGAAGGAAGATTTGGCGATGCGATTGTCTGTATATAATCTCGTTAGAATTATAACTCGATCAGAATTTTTAGCGACCGTTGCTCAAGCCAAATATGGTAAAAGAACGCCGTTGGAAAAAGAAGAGTTTACTCAAGAAAAAAGAAGACAAGAGAACGATGCTAAATTTAAGAAATATACCTTAAACTCAATAGCAAATCTGAACAATAAAATAAACACTTTAGTCGCTATTTCTGAAAGGAATACCGCACTCATTACTAATCTATATTCTGAATTGGGTGCGTACAAAAATAAAAAGACTCCGAATTATGCTTCTCTGAATAACATCAAAGATCCGACAGCCGTTCGCATACTGACTAGGTCAAAGACTGTCAAAGGTCAACTAGATGAGATAAACAGTAAGTTGGCTAGTTTATCTCAAAATAAAATGCCGTTCACCAAAAAAATGGCATCTAAGAAGCAAGAACCTAAAAAAGAAGAAGATCTCGCCAATAAAATATTCTCGATTCTGAGTAGACGCTCAGTGATAAATGCGCTGGTCAAAGGATTGGGTCCGTTAGTTGCGGCATCTTTGATTAATGCTGGTATTCACTCAACCAAAAGAGAAATTCAAAGAAGAACGGGAGTACCCGAAGATCAGATTGAAGGCAGTAATCCTTATAATCAGGTAACCGATAAATGGGTAATGGGTGCTGGTGCGCTCGGTGTTGGATATCTGGCATTGAAACTAAGAAAAATGTACAAATATTTTAAGACGCCAGCAGTTAAAATTCCTCCGCCAACTGCACCGTCCGCCCCGATGACTAGAGTGCCGCCACCAGTCGCTCCGAATCCCACCGCACCAACTGCACCGCCATCCAGAGCGGTGAGACCGCCAGCGCCATCGACCATGGCACAGCGATTTGTAGATCGAAATGGAAAACCGTTGCGCGGTGCTGCACTAAGATCTGCTCAAGAAAAAGCCGCCAAATTAGAAGCAAAGGCATTTAGCAGTGTCGCGGAATACAGGCAAACCCTGATTAGATCAAGATTGGGGAATGCGTTGCGCAGCGCTGGAAGAATCTTTGGAACTGGGCCACAGACAATAGCCCTTGTAATGCAAGGCGCTGCTGAAATGGCTAGCGGTAGAGCGGGTAAAGAAGTTCACG